CCGTAACGTTGCGTATCGCGTCCCCCTGCCAACTCCCCGCTTCCCGGCCCGCCCCAGGCGTCCACCCTCGGAAAGGCGCAGGGTGAGATTAAAAGTCATGCAGAATTGCCTAGATAGACAATACAGGGGTGCCAGATATGTACCGGAGCTATCTCCGATCCAGTATGACCAGCCAAGGCACTAGATAACGAAAAGGCTATTGAAAGGTAGGGCTCTGAAATTTGAGTCCCTTGGAGCACTGGTGACTGTAATGAAGGCTCACCTGTTGTTTTTGTAAACACTCCAGAGACCCCATTGGGAATCGCCAAAGCTGAGGTTTCAAAATAACGTCCACCAAAACGGCCCGTGACTTCTCGTGTGGTATCCGTAACGCTACTGCCTGCTGCCCGGTTACCTCCCGTCCAAGCTCGGAAAAACTGTTCGCTTAGGTTAGGAACGTATAATCCCGTAGGGTTAGCAGCATTTGGTCGCCATTTTCCGAGGTTAGCTGCGATGGTGGCGGAGTTCGCGTTATACGCCAGCAACATCCCTGCGAACCCTCCGGCATCGTATATCTTTTTCAGTTCGGGCCAGTCTGCGAACAGCGCGAGGTCGCCGTTCGCCCAGACGTGCCCGGCGGGCAGGGTCGTGGAGCGCCAGTAGCGCGGGACGCCGATCATCGAAAGCCGGAAGGCTTCTGAAGCTGTCACGCGGGCGTCGTTCCCTTGACACGCCGTACCTGCGGCAGTCCCGTATTTGATCGTAAACGTCCGATCTGCTTCTAAGCTGCCTCCTCCAGAGAGGCCCGTACCAGCGATTATTTTTCTGGAAGTAAGCACATATCCCGGTATGTCCGGTACAGCCCATACCGCATTATTCGTACCGGGTTGAACAGGACTGGCAGCATTCGCAGCGATATTAACCTGAGCCTGATAAAGCCCGCCATTGGGAGCGATAGACAGGGCCCCTTTAGTATAGGATTGCGCCGAAGACCAAGGCAGAATACCAAAATTAGCAAGCTCGGACGTGAGACCAGTAAGCAGATAGAGCAGTTGATTCCAACGGGAACTCTCACCAAGGGAATCGTATTTCTGCCCGGACTCGAACTCCGCATCGGTGTCGCGGTAGGCAATACCGGAAACGGGCTGCGTGGGGATCGTCGTCTGTGCGTTCTTGCCCCATATCGAGTTGAGAACGCCTGCAAAAGTTCGCTGGATGCCTGAAAGCGCCATATGTTCTCCTAAAGAAAAAGGTTACCCTTGCTTGCCCATCTGCCGGAATCCCAGCGTTGGGCGTTGCTTTTATCGAACGAAAAAAAGGAAACAGGGACGAAAACGATATATCCCGAGACATGCAGGGTTGCGGGATAGGGAACCGCGTATTCGTCATCAACCCGCCGTGTCGTTACAGCAGTGGTAAGTTTAACGAGATTCGTTGTGCTTATCGTCGAGGGGGCGATCAGGCGTACTTGCATGGGACCCGTCTTTTCAAAGCTGACGGAGTTTCCCGCAACAAGCCGAATAAGCCCATCAAGCTCCGGGACCGAGGCCACCAGCGTATGGTTGGCGATGATGCGGGCCAAAATATTCGTCCGGTACACCGGGTCTTCCGCCGGGATGTACTCGACCAGCGGAGCATCCCGGCACCACCACGGCGTCGAATCCCAAGCCTGTCCCATGCGGTCAAAGGCGAACCAGTGCGAATCGCTGTACTGGTACGGGGCGCGTTCCTCTCCGACGATACGCCCAAGCGCGTCAAGATTTGCGGCTTCGGCGGCGTAGAGGGTACGCCCGCGCTGCATATCCAGCACGGCGTCGTAAAGCTCCTGAACCTCGCCAACGAACACGGCGACGAGCTGCCGCAACATGCACGATGTCAGAAACTGGCTCGGCAGCTTGGCAAGCGCCTCGTCGATCAGGGACTTGGCATACTGCCCAAAAGGGACTTCAAGGCGGGACGGAACCGGCATGGCTACTGACCCCGCACCGTGACGGTGATGGCGTCAACATCAAAGGTCGCCACTTGATTCCATGCGATGGGGATGTTCTCTTCGGCGAGAGCGTCTTGTTCCGTGCCGATCTCGCAAAAGATAATCTCGTGGCCGGCTATCGAATTGATCGGCGTATAGAGCCGAGTCCTGATGACATCCTCGCCAGGCGGGAACCCTTCCGTGTTGCTCGTGTCTCCGTATTGGGCATAGGCGACGATGGCCTCCTTGATGAGCTGGATGCCGTTGTCCGGGAACTCCGATCTGTTGGTGATCTCGACGATGACGTTGACGTACACGGGAATGGGCGTGGGACGGCTGAACGAGATCGGATAGCCTACGCCTTGCTGATCGTACTTTGTGATCGATATGCTCCCGTGCCCGATAACGCCGACAGGGAACCGCAGAAACAGGGCGTCGGTGATCGCCGCTGGGTCGCCGCCCTCAGCAACGACGGCCACCTCCTTGAAAGGTATGCCGCGATCATCAACTGGGTACGCCGTAGCGTTCTGGTAGGCCCGGCAGTAGGTCACGCCCTCGACAGCCAGAACGGACGCATAAATGGCGTCGATCTGGCGATAACTGGTGAGCTGCGTGGAACGCTGCTGACGCTTGCGCAGTTCCTCGTCCGTCTCCTGCGCCGTCCCGACCGACTCCGTAGCCGTGTTGCTGGCGTTGAACCAGCCCGCAACCGGGGTCTGGATGGTATTGACCGTGCCCGGCCCGGGATCAAATGCGCCGTATTCCGTGCAGACCCCGCGCGCTGTCGTATGGGATGTCCGCTGCCCTTCGACCACTGCGGGGAAAATGACGTTTTCCTGAAGAGCGTAGGCCGTTTCCCCGGAAGCGGAGGCAATCAGGGCGCCCGCCGGAACCAGCACGCCCGGCGTCCCCGTCAGGTCGAACGTGAGGATGGTTTTCGTGCCCGCCTTGCGCGTAATGGCGTTGAGCTGCACCGTTCCGCTCTGCCCCGCCCCCGTGTTCTTCTGTGGGTCGAACTGGACGCTGGCTTCGTAGGCGGCTTCCCACGCCTCCTCAAGCGCGGAGGCGAACACGCCGACAACCTGCTGCAATACAGCGTCGTCCGTCACGTTCTGAAACGGGTATTCCCCGGTATGGGGATCGACAATGAGCGCAATGGAAGCGTTCATATCGTTTTGGATATCCGCCAAACGCTTGGGGATGAACCCCGCAAGGGTCATGCCGTATGAAGACGACGCCATATCACTACCTCCAGAGCGCACCGTTCAAGAGCGAAGAATCCAGTTTGCCGTCCTTCAAGGCTGACGCGCTGGCGGCTCTGGACAAAATGATCGCCTGAGTGGAACTCGTCACCGCTCCTTCCGAAACAGCCACAACCGAGAATGGCCAACGGGCCGACTTGAGCACGAGGTACGCCGTGTTGCTGTCCGGATCAAAAACGATATCGTTTGCAGCGTAGGTCGTACCCGAAACAACAGCACCCTTGACCGAATAGGAAAGCCCGGAATCCCCCTTGTCGCCTTTTGGTCCTTGCTGCCCTGTGGCTCCGGTATCCCCTTTGTCCCCTTTATCGCCTTTCGCTCCGGTTTCTCCGGTATTCCCCCTCGGAATCACGAAGTCGAATACGGCGTCCACACCTGTGCCACTGTTGGTAACGGAAACCTGTGTTCCGGGTTCACCCGTAATGACGGTACCGACTGAAATGTGCGCCGCCTCCCCTTGCACTCCCTGCTCGCCACGAACGCCTTGAGGGATTACAAAATCAAGAACCGCTGCGCTCTCCGTCCCGCTGTTCGTGACTTTAGCATTGGAACCGGCCTCACCTGTCCGAACTGTACCGACGGCGACCGTCGCCACAACCCCATCAATACCGGGTATCCCCTGTTCTCCTTGTTCACCCTGTATTCCTTGCTCTCCACGCGGGATGGTGAACCACAGGACGGCGTCCTTATCCGTCCCCGTGTTCTGAACAGCGGCTTCGGTTCCCGGGGCTCCCGTCGTCACCTTTCCAACGGAAAGCGTCGCGGCCGTGCCGTCTTCTCCCGGTTTTCCTTCCGGGCCGACGAACGCCCCGTTTTCCAGCTTCTGCTGCAAGGTTTCACCGTCAGAGAACAGTATATTCTGGGCCATCAGCTTCGTGAGATCGGACATGGTCATCCCCGGCGCCGTGAATACGGACTCATGGACAGTCACGGTTTGCTCGACCAGTTTCCCCGAATCGAGCAACACCTGCATATAGATGGAGTATTCGCGCTGCCCTGCGGCAAACAAACTGTTGAGCTTGAGAATTCTGGAGACGCCTTCCGTTCCGAGCGCCTGCTTTCGGATGAACAGATCAACCGCGCCTTTGTCCCGCAAAGGGGAACCGAGGATCCCCTTGCCGTCCTGATACCACGGCAAGCCCGAAGCGGTATTCAGGAACCACTCCCCCAGTTCGCGGAACAAGCGCGTGCGGATGCGCTGGATGACTTCATCGTCACCCGTCACAATGCCGCCCGTCAGGTCGCCGTTTTTGAACTCCAAGTCCCAAGCCATCCGTTTGCCCCTGTTTGCCGCAACAGTAGGGAAAAATACGGAACACGTTCACCCTGAATGAATTCCTTGGATGCAATAAAAAATACGCATAGTGCGCATCTTTTTCTTGACTACAATGCGCACTATGCGTATAAAAAACTCATGACAGCACGGGAACTCATAAAGAAACTGGAGGAAGCGGGGTTCGTGAACAAGGGCGGAACCAACCATGACAAGATGGTTCACCCGGACGGGAGAGTCACCGTGATTCACAGGCACAAAGGAGACATCCCGTTGGGAACCCTCAAGGCAATCGCGAGGCAAACCAAAATCAAGTTACCCTAACCGAAGGGGGGAACAATCCCCCCTTCAGGAGTAAAGATATGCGTTATCCCGTTATCGTCCATAAGGACGGAGGTTCGGACTACGGCGTGACCGTACCGGATTTTCCCGGCGTCTTCTCTGGAGGCGAAACGCTCGACGAGGCGCTGGCCAACGTACAGGACGCCATTGAAACCTTTTACGAGGGTGAAGAGGTCGAACGCCTTCCCGATCCCTCTCCGCTGGAGAGCGTGCTTGCCTCGGAAGACGCGGAAGGCGGGGCCGTGGTGCTGGTGGACGTGAACTTCGACTTCCTCGAAAAGAAGGCCGTCCCGGTCAACATCACCGTACCGCTCTACCTCCGCAACCGGATCGACAGAGCGGCAAAGGCCCGCGGCATGACCCGCTCGGCGTTTCTTGTCCGGGCGGCGCAAGCCTATATGTAACCCGCAAGAGGCCCCGCCCGGGGCCTTTTCATTTTACAGGGCCGCCCGTCGTCCCGCCGCCCGTCTGCACGCCTTCGTGCGTATGGGTGCCCAGCACCACACCGTCCTTGTCGGTGAACGTCCCGTTCGTGGAACGACAGTCTCCAGAAAAGGTGTTCCCCTCTCCGCTCAGGTCCATGTTCTGGCTCCTGACGGTACACTGCGCGTCGGTCTGCATGGCGATGCCCGTGGGGGCCGTCGTTTCGAGCTTCCCGCCGCTCATCTTCATGACCGCCGTTCCGTCCGTCATCGTGATCCCGTCCGGGCCGAGGCTGATATAGCTTTTGCGTTCTTTGTCCCGCAGCTCGATGGCTTCCGTGCTGTAGTCGGCGATCTCCACGGCGTCGGACGACAGGCCGGGAATGAAGATGGCGTCCGTGAGGCTGTGGCCGCGCGGCTGTATCAACGTCGGGTCGCCGTAAAAAGGCGGCGCCGCCACGTCCCCGGCCTGCAAAAAGTTGTCGAGGCCGCGATCCGGGATGACGAGCAGCCCGGTGTCCCCCGGCTGGATGGGGACGGTCAGCAGAAAGCCCGCCGTCTGCGCGAACGGCAGCACGACGGGCACCCCGGAAAGCTGAGGCAGGCTCCGGTAGCTGACTTCCTCGCCCAACGTGATTTTCATCTGCGTCGCGGGCTGCACGGTGACGCGGACGGGCGGCCCCGGCTGGAAGGCGAGCACCTTGGCGGGCATGGCGACGTGCAGGCCGTCCATCATGCGCCGCATCTGAAGGCGCAGGTTCTCGGATTCGGACGTAACGGAGTAGTCTGCCATCACTTTTTCCCCGGCGGGAAGCGGAAGGACTCAATGTCCATCGTCCACGCCTCGCTGTATGCGTCGATATTGATGCTCATGGTGTGGATGCGATACGTGCCGCTCAAGCGGGGATTGAGCGTGCTGTTGACCTTGATGGAGTGCCCAGCGCTGATGCCGGGAACGTAGAGGGCCTTGATCTTCACCCCGGACTGGATCTGCATCGGCCCGGTCAGCGTCGGCGCGATGCTGATCAGGCCGCCGTTCTCGCCGTTCAGCTCGACGTAGCTGCCGAGCATGAACCTGTCCCCGATGGCCGTCACCTCGCCGTCCTGCACGCTCCACGAGAAGCCGTGCTCCTCGCCGAGCCGGGTCAGGCCGTCTTTCGTCGAGCCCGCGTAGCTCCACCCGCGCGGCCCGATATTCCCGGCGACCCCCTGAAAATTCCCGCCCTGCACCGTCATCCCCGGCAGATCGGACGCCAGCTGCTGCGCCGCGACGCTCACGGGCGTGCCCGCGCCGAAGGTCACGGAACTGACGCCGCGCACGAGCGAACCATACCCCGGCAGGGCCACCAGCTTGGTCACGATGTCCGGCCCGTTCCGCTCCGAGCTTGAGGACATGATCGAGCCCTGAAAGACTTTGCGCAGGTCGGTATTGTTCCACCCCGCCTCGACCGTAATCTTGGTGAGGCTTCCCTTGATGGCGTTCCGGGTATCGCGAGAGAGGTTATAGATGGAAATCTGCGACGGCTGCGGCATCCCCATGAGCGTCTTCTGGAACGTGCCCGTCACCCGCAGGCCCTCAAGCGTCCCGTCGCTCTTGAACTGCACGATCTCGCCCCTGCTCTTGCCCCGCCACTCTTCGAGCGGGCCGAGCGTGACGACGATGCGCCGCAGGAACGGACGGTTCGGCGTGGAGCTTTTCTTTTCAGCGGCCATCATTCCCCCGCAAGCCGGATCGCTTCGCCGAGCGTTTCCATCGGATCGCCGAGCGTAAACGGGGATTCCTCCCCTTCCGGGAACCACAGGACGTTGAGCGTATCGCCGGGGGCCTCCTCGTCTCCGGGCCTGCCCCGCGAGAGGGCCACCACGATGTTCTCGCCATTGAAGGCGTCGCCATAGCCCGCAAGGCAGTTCGGGCTCCCCGGGACCAGCTTCACCCCGGACGCCAGCATAGAGCCGCCAGCGTCGGAAATGTCGAGCAGCCACGCGGATTCCTGCCCGCGCACATAGTAGGAGCGGAAAAAATAGGTGTTGGAGCCGAGCACCACGGAAAACGTGCGCTCACCGTCCGATGTGAGAGGAAGGAGGTATGCCATAGGGTGAGGATAAACGAGAATCGGCATCTACCTCACCCTGAACATGTTCCAAAACAAAAGCCCCGGCTGCTGAATGAGGCCGGAGCTTTTGACAATCCAAACCGCCTACGCGGCGGATAACAGGGAACGGAGCGGCTTGCGGTCGGCGGGGGTCTTCTAAGCCGCCTACACGGCGGATAACGCTTTTTCACGAACGCGCGGATCACTGATGACCTTCTAAACCGCCTACACGGCGGATAACTGAATGGGAATGTTGGCAATACATTACGTAGTCTTCTAAACCGCCTACACGGCGGATAACGAGGCTGTTTTCGACACCCGGCATTTTCTATTCTTCTAAACCGCCTACACGGCGGATAACGGCCTCGGTGCTCTCCTCGAATATCCAGTCATCTTCTAAACCGCCTACACGGCGGATAACAGCACTACTGTTATCAGCACTCCAATGATAAGCTTCTAAACCGCCTACACGGCGGATAACTAGAGATATTTGATAGCCCCTCTTTTCTTTTCAGGGGGTTGCATCAACATCCCTAGCAACCCCTTCGTTTTCAGGGCCGCTTTCCAACCACCTTATTCCAAAAGATTTTCCCGGACAACTTTTTTATGAAGCCTGAGGAAGCTCCGGGGCAAGCCATAAAAACAGCCCCCTTCCTCACGGTTGGGGGCTGTTTCGTTACATCGCCTTGATGACGTCCATCATCCACAGGATTTCATGTTTCGTAGCCTGTCCCATGAAGAGGAAAGGCAAGGCGTCGCGGGTAAGGAGGAAGAACCGTTGCCGCTTCCCGGCGGGGCTGGTCTGCGCGTCCGGGGTGAAGGCTGTTGCCGCGAAGTCCGGCGGGAGGATGGACCGAACCCGGTCTATATCCCGTATGAGCTTGGAATGCTTGCGCTGCATTCCCTTGGCTACGTCGAGGGTGGTGAGCATATCCGCCTCCTACCGTGCGTTCATGGCGCGGGCAGAAGCCAGCAGGAGCATTGCAGGGTTGTGCCTATCGGGAAGCGATTCGGCAAACGAGGAGAGGCTTTCGATCAGGCGTTCCGAAAGGAATCTGTCAAATTGCCCACGGATGGTCATGTCCGAGAAGGGCGCCGTTCCCTGCCCCAGTGCGGCCCGCTGTTCAAGCTGGACAAGAACAGGGGTACCAAGCTGATAGAGCCGACCCCAAAAAAGCTGATAGCTACGGCGGTAGGTTTGTTGAAAGCGGCGGATGTCCTCCGCCAACCGGAGAAAAGGCGTCTCGTCAAAGCTGGATGGCGTCGGGGGAATCGCGGCCTCAGCCGTGGGGATGGCGTTGATGGCACGGACACTGACGGAAAGCAGGAACTCGCGGGCGTCTGGCATGAGCCGGGTGGGAAGCTGCTTGTATTCGGCAATCCTGAAGTGACGGTTGAACTTCGCCCATATCTCGGCGCGGGCCTTGCCCTGCACCGCCGCCGGGTAGGTGGAGAGCTTGGCGTCCACAATCAGCTTGAGTTCCGCGCGTTCCGCCGCGCTGATTAGCTCGTCGTTGAGCGTCACAGGCTCGGCAACGGGCACACGGTCGCCGTACTGCTCGATGACATCGAGGCACCACTTGCGGAACGCCTTGGCGACGGGAGTACGGGCGAACATGGCGAGGAGGTGGCAACCGCGTAGGGAGAAGATGCGGGTTTCCTGCGGGCCGCCCTCCGTCGGGAGAGTGACCACGGCGGTCATTGCGGGGGTGAATTCGTCGGCGTGGCGGGTGTAAAGCTTACGGATGGAAACATCAGCGTTTTCACCGTATCCAAGGGCCGTACCAATTTGGTACCCCCTTACCCAAGGCTGCGAATTTTGAGGGATTACATCAAATTGAACATCGTTGAAGCAAAGAGACTGAGACATGTGCCACTCCTGTTTGTTGGAATTGGCACCGCCTACGAATGACGATGCCGGGTGTTCGTAACCGCCAAACAGGAGCGGCTGCCCGCCTTTAGGCCGAAGCCTTGGACATATCGGGCACACCCGGCATCGAGAAGATGCAAGTATAGCAAAAAACCGCAGTCAAAAAGAGTCTTGACTTTGGCAAAAGGGCACAAAAAGAGCCATACTGTCGGGTGGCGTTGTCCGCCTGTTTGAGGTGTTACGAGCACCGTGAAAGGACAACGCCATAAATTTGTGAAAATGTCAATACTTACTTACTGAAAGAGCCTATCACAGCCAGTAACGGTACTCCCCATACTTTCTTATGGGTTCTTCCGGCTTCATAAAAAAGTTGTCCGGGAAAATCTTTTGGAATAAGGTGGTTGGAAAGTTGTCCTGAAAACGAAGGTTTTGGCGAAAATCTCGATGCAACACCCTAGAAACAAAGGAGTGACTATCAAAAATTTCTGTTATCCGCCGTGTAGGCGGTTTAGAAGTCAAGTTGCCCATTGGCGTTGACAGAAAAAGCGTTATCCGCCGTGTAGGCGGTTTAGAAGAATAATAGATGACGCGAACGCCTCCGCTTTTAGTTATCCGCCGCGTAGGCGGTTTAGAAGTCATTTATCCCAAAAACAAAAAGGATACTCTCACAGACAAGGAAACCAGCATATTACGAGAACTGGTCAAGGAGTTGGCACATGGATAAGGATTTGTTTGCCGATCTAACGGCAAGCCTTAAGGAGGCGGCAAGCATAGCCAAAGGGCAGGCCTTCCCTTCCCGCTCATTCAAGATTTCCGGGCCGGACGTGAAAAGCGTTCGTGAACAGACCGGGCTCTCTCAGAGCGAGTTCGCGTTGCTCCTCCGAGTGAGCGTCAAAACCCTCCAGAACTGGGAACAGAACCGGAGGCAACCGACAGGCCCTGCGGCAGCACTGATACGGATTTTTGAAAGATCACCCGATACGGCCATCCAGGCATTACAAGCATAAAAGGTTCCTCGATTATCCGCCGTGTAGGCGGCTTAGAAGGTCTTCCCCTACTCTTGTTAAAGAGGGTATATCCGCCGCGAAGGTGGTAGAAGGCTTGCATCGGTACAAGTAAGTAGCGATGGGTTATCCGCCGTGTAGGCGGTTTAGAAGAAGAAATAAGAAAGCCCCGCTTTATGCGGGGCTTTCTTATTTCTTCTTCCACGCATCCAGCCGTTCCGCCAGATAAGTCTTATTCGGTTCGCTCGCTTCCACCTTTCCGCTCTGCACCGGGGCAGCCCCTGTCTTTTTCGCACTTCCTTTCAGCGTCGACGGCGACCGCCCGACACTTTGCAGTTCGACAAAATTGACCTGCTGGAAAGTAATCCCGATTTCCAGCGCCCCTTTATAGGGGGCGGAGTGTGTCGGCGTCAGGCTGGTGATCACCATATTCGTATAGATGGAGTGTTCGGTGATCACTTCGACGGGTTCACGGGCCTTCCGCATCTCCACGAAAGACTCGAACGCATCCCTCGCCGCGTCCCTTCCGTCTCCGGCGTTGGTCATGGCTACCGTAACAGCCAGCGTCACGGGCTTCAGGATAACGTGATCCGTCACCGTTGCGCCCGACTCCATCGCCAACTCCGTAGCCTGCGACGTGTATGTGTGCGCCTCGCTCTTTTTGACGGAAACCTGAATGCCCGCAATGGCGACACCCTTGCGGACAATCGCGGCGGATTCTCCGGACTGGACTGTGGACGATGTGAGCGAATCAGCCATCCTCTCCTCCTCAATAAACCACCGCCGCGTTCAGACCCGGCGTGTTTATCTGTGCAATCTCACTGAAAGACCGTGCTGCCTGCTCAGCAGCTTGTCGGGGATCGGACGGGGTTATCGTCTGATAAACATTGTATTCACGGTTATCAGTCACGGTCGGGCCATTCTTTTGCGGTACTCGCATTGACATCTGCCCGCCCGGAGAGACCTTCACCCCGCCGGGACGCTGCTGGCCATACGCCGCGACCTGCTCCGCAAATGTACCTAACGCAAAGGGTGAAGTTTGCGTCTCTTTTGTCCTTTTACTCCTATCCGGTGACAAAGAATCACGCACAGCCTGCAAACCCGCCTGTCCCACCGGGACTTTTGATGCATCTGTGCGCTGTTCAAGGCCATCTGAAATCTCTTTTTCTCCTTCTTTGAGCTTCTTGTCTTTCTCTTCTTGAGCTTCATCTTTATAGCCGAGCAGCCTTGCCAAATCATTACCCAGCTCTGCAACTTTTTCGATACCGGACTGTACTTTCCTCCAAAATCCATCAAAGATCTTGCTGATAAGCTCGATGACCTCTTTTACAGAGTCGAGATTACGTTTCAGGATTCCGCCGACAAATCCTGCTATGTCTTCAATCATCGCTCTCAGGGCCGGAAACTTTTCACCGAGATCATCAAACCAATCTTTGACCGCGCCGATGATGCGCCCAATGACGCTGTCCTTGCCTTCCAGGAACCCAAAAAAATCTTCGACAACCGCGCTCGCCAGTGCGAAGCCCGCAGCAATTAAGGCTACATTTGCAATCAAAGGGGCAAAAGCCGCCAACAAAAGAATAAGCGCCCCGGTAAGCAGCTTCGACCAGTCCGCACCTTTCCCCAGTTCTTTAAAAAAATCACCTACGGGCCCCAAGGCATCCTTGATCCAATCAAGCAGCCGCTTCCCGGCTTTCCACACGCGCTCAAAGGCCGTACCCATCCCTTCGATGATCTTGCCAATACCGAGCCGTATCCATTCCCTGTTTTCAGAAATCCAGCCTTTGAACGTAGCTACCAGCCGTTCCGCCTGCGGCAACGCCGCCAGCGCAATCGTGGTTGCCATCCCCCGGATCATGGTCGTGATCTGGACGACCTGCGCCTTGAATTCCGATGCCCGCTTCACGGTTTCCGGGGGAATGATCGCGCCGACGTCGTGGGCTTCCGCCTTGAGTTTGGCGATGCCGTCGGCCCCCTGCCGGAGCAGCAACACGGTTTCCGAAGAAAGCCCATAGGCATCCCCCCAGATATTCGCCGTGGCCGCATCCATGCCTTTGAACTGGTTGGCGTAGCTCTCCAGCGTCCGGCCCGTCCAGCGGGCCTGCTTCTCCATCTTCGCAAGGTCGGACTGCACGGCGGAAGCGGATACCCCCATCGCGTTCGCGGCGTAGGCCCATTCCTGCAGCTTGGTCGTGCTGACGCCCGTGGTGTCCGAAAGCCTCTGCAAGTCCGTCGCGCCGTTCACCGCATTGGAAAAATACAGAGCCATGCCGCCCGCCGCAGCGGTGAGCACGACGGAAGCCTGTTTGACGCGGGACACGACCGCATCCAGCCCCTTGTCGAACGCCTGCAACTTTTCCTTTGCGCCGGGGGAAAGCTCCACGCCGAGCAGCGTCACCAGTTCTTCAGCAATCATGCTCAATCCTTTTGCGCCCGCGCGCAGGCTTCCGCGTACTCGCGCCAGTCCGCCAGCCGCAGCAGGTCGAAATAGCCCTTGATGGAAAGGGTTCCGTCAGTCAGATCGGAGTAGCGGCACAGCCCCGAACCAACGAGGCGGCTCAGGGCCGCGTACTCTTCCCAACCCTCGGGAACCGGGATGGAAACGGCACCGTCTACGGCTACGTCAGGGAGGGCACTTTCAACGTAGCGAGCGTTTTCGGAAAAAAATCCTTCACCAGATGCCAGACGGCGAGCAGCCCCGCGCCATAGAGCTGATCGGGGTGCTCCATGAACCAGCGGTTGAAAACGACCTCGTCGCGCAGGGCTTCGTTCTGCGGCGTGTAGCAGCGCCGGAGGGCCTCCTCGACAAGAAGGGACACCTTGTCCTCATCCATCTCGGAAAGCGCGGGCGCAAGGGACGCAAGCACGCCCTCCCCCGCCATTTCCCCGCCGTCCTTTTTCGCGGACGCCAAGGAGAGCAGCGCGGGGCCGAAGACCTTGAACACCCGGTTGCCGAAACGCATGGCCTCAAGCGGGTTCAGGGCCTCGAAACGGTAGATGACGCCATCAAGGGAAAAGCTCCCCAGTCCAGAGACATTCATGGAAGAACTCCTATCGGTGATAATGCGTTAGAACAGCGAGGAAAGGGAGGAAGAAAGGTTTGCGGTTTCGTCCTCGGCGGACGTGATGGTGAACTGCATGGAACCCTGTTTCTTGTCGCCCGTGGAGAGCTGGCCGGGACGGCTGATATAGCCCTCAGTCATGGTCAGCAGGATGTCCGCGCCCGTGCGGGCCACCACGGTCACGCCCGCGCCGCCGTTCTCCTGCCGCAGCCGCAGGTCGGACAGAAACTTGATGGACCGGCTCGTCTCCCGGAGCGTAAACTGCAAGGTCGCCCCCTGATTGGTGGCGATGTTGATCCCGGCGCCGTCGGTGCCCTGCGTCTTGTCCACTTCGCCGCCGTCCCACGTGTAGACGAAGGTGGCTCCCTCGTGGAAATCCTGAATGTTCACCCCGTCGATGGTCAGGGACATGTTCTTTTGATTGTAGACTTTTCTCATGGTGCTGCGCTCCTAGTTGTACACGGACACGGCGATGGCCACGCTATGGAAGGCCCCGGCCTCGTAGGCGGTGATGGCGATGGGCGGCGCGATGCGGGCCGCGCGTTCCGACATGGTGGCCCCGGCGACGGAAGCCGGAGTGATGGAGGTCGCGGGCAGCGTGTCGTATCCCGTCTCCGTGTTGTCCGATTCGACGTCACGCGGGGCGAACGTCCCGTTGTCCGTGTAGCGCCGATTGATCTTGGCGGCTGCGGAAACCAGCAGGTTCTGCCCGGCCTGCGTGTAGGGCACCTTCTTGTTGCGCAGGAACACGTTGTAGACCTCGACCTGCAATTCTTCCTTGTAGTTGTCGAGGTTCACGAGCGAATCGGTGAACCAGTCCGACGCGGCCTGCACCCCTTCCCGGATGACGGAACTCGTGTTCCCGATGGAGACGTAGGTATTGATGCGCCGGGATTCCAGCGCGGCGAGCTGCGTCTCGGTCAACGGCACGGTGCTGATGCCCGGAAGCTGCTTGAACTTCATGGTCAGCGTGGAGTTGTTCAGGGCGTAGTTCACCGAAAGGGCCAGCGCCAGATAGGACATTTCCGGGTAGACCTGCGGGTTGTCGTGGTAGAACGTAAACGTGCGGCGGTATCCGCTGTTCATGGCATAGTAGCCGATGTTCGTGGTGTTCGCGGTATCGTAGGCGTTGGGCGCGTTGGTGCACGCCCCGAAGATGGCCGGGCTCTGCCCTTCCGCCCAATCCGCCACGGCCTTCTGCTCGTCGGTGTCGCGGTATTGCGCGTCAATGGCCCAGCCGTAGACCGCGTTCCCAGAGCACCGGGCCGCCGTCTGGATAAGGCCGATCTCCGAAACCAGATCGCCCGGCGTGTATCCGGGGATATTGCTGGCGGCCCTGGCGGACGTAAGCCCGAGCAGCGCGGAAACGTCCGTGCCGGAAGACGGCGCCGCGGCGTATCCGAGGGACGCGCCGTCCCCGGCCTGCGCGGTAACGAGCCGGAGCGCATTGCCGGATGCCGCAACGGTGACGCCCTTGGAGGCCAGCGCCGTGTTCAGGACTTCCGCGACCTCGGCGATGGTGGGTGTGCCGTCGAAAGACAGCCCGGAGACGGACACCAGCGCGTCGTTCACCTCGATGTCGAACGCGCCTTCCGTGACGTTCGCAAGGCCGGAAAGCGCCACCTGCCCGCCCGTCAGCTCGGCGGCCGTGGGCTCGGTGAAGACGCGCCCCACCGCCAGCGTCTTCGGGCGGTCGTCTCGGGAGAAGAAGGCGTTCCCGGCCCAATAGGCCGCGCTGTTGGCGGGCACGGCGGCGGAAAGGGCCTTCATCGTGCTGAAGAACTGCACCCGCCCATTCCCGGCGGAGAACTCCACGTCGGGAGTCACAAAACAGATCATGGTCATATCCGTGGCGATCTCCGTGATGGGGCGGGAGATGCTCACCGAAACGTCGAGGTCGCGCGAAAGGGGTTCCTTCGGGCAGACCACAGGGCTCACAGGCATGGGGCTTCCTCCTTGGGAAGTTGCAGGGATTCGTTGTTGATGGCCCACTGTGAGGCGTCGAACCACTCCAGCGGGTAGGCCCTGCCGAACAGGGCGTAAAACGTGATGTCGAAGAAGGCGCGCTGCTGGATGCGTCCGCCGAGCGGGCCAGACAGGTCGGTCACCGGGCCGCATCCGGCGAACCCGAGGACGCGCCACAGGTCGAAAAAGCGTTCCGCAGCCTCAAGGCCGTACCGGGCTTCGCTGGCGAGGCTGTAGGCGTCCGGCCCCCGGACGGAAACCTGAACCGTACAGAGCGTTTCGTTGCCGAGGTACTGGACGCCCTCGTCCTCCGGCGATTCCGGGAGGGTGAAATCCCCCATCCCTTGTTGGAGCAGTTCCTGCCCTTTCCACCAGAGCGTCGCGTACACGCCGCTCGGCGGGCGGGGCCCGGCCTGCGTCTCGACGACTACCCGCCCGGCCTCCCATTGGAAAACGGAGGTCAGGTAGTCCGCCAGCAACGTGTTGACCGCGTTCACGGTCAGCGTTTTTACCAAAGGCCCGCTCATTCGAAGTACCGGACGCAAGCGTAGATGTTGTGCAAGGTGTTCTTTTGCATGAACCCCGTCCCGGCGACGCGGAAACGGTAGCCCCCGTACTCGACATAGGATTGACGCCGCTCCAGCCCTTCCGCGTTGATGTCCGTGAAAAACAGCTCTTCATCCGTGGTCAGGGTGATGCCCGCGGCGGAACTGTCCCCCTCGGCGTAGAACTGGAGCTCCTCGAACGACATGGCGAGGACGATGGCGGAAACGGTGCGCGTCGTCCCCGGCCCGTCTTCAACCCACACCCCGTTGACGTGCGCCCCGGTGGTGTCCGTCACAAGGACGGGCTGGGAAAACGAGTCGAGGACGGATGAAAAATCCATAGGCAACATGCTCATGACCTGTCTCTCACCTGCCATGTCGCCGCCTGACGCATGGCATCGGTATCTATCAGCGGTTTGTCCGAACCCTTCTTGCGCTTGATGGTTTCAGGCGCATTGGGTTCCCAGTCCCCATCGGCGATAGCTTCTTTGACCAGATCAGTGCCGACGCTCCCGGCGTTTTCCAGCACGTCATTAATGTCCGTATTACCCGCTCCCGCGTCCGGCATGGCCGTACGCATGTACCCGGGGAACCACTTGCGGATTTTTTCCGCCGCCAGTTCCATGAACGCCCGGCGCGGGACGCCCAGACCGTAGTTGTTGGCCACGGCCACCAGCAGGATGCTGGCCCCGTTCTTATAGTGCGGATTGCCGAGGCCGCTCCCGCCGCGCGGGAACCCCACGGCGACCTCTTTCCCGGCCAGCGCCTCAAGACGTTTCGAGAAGCCTTTCAGCCCGCCGGGGTTCTTGCGGTTCAGCTTGATGGAGATCATGTCACTTCACCACATAGCCGTGCGGCATGATGAGTTCGAGCAGGGACAGCAATTCCAGACCGTAGCTGGTGCGCGCGTAGTCCGCCTGAAACGGATCGGTTCCCGTCACCATCCCATTGTTGGCGTTGGTGACGCTCAGGCTGCTCGTGCTCGCGCTCTGGCTGTTGACGACGCCCGCCTCCACGCCCTTCATCCCCGCCGCGTTCAGCGCCCGCCCGATGTTGAAGCGCACGGCGAGGCGATGGGCCACGGAAAGCATGACGATGCGTTCCCAGAACTTCCCGAGCCTGCCGGGATTCCACAACAGCGACGCCGTTTCGAGCGCGCCCGCCACCGCCGCGTCGGGCACGTCGGCGAACTCCAAGAACGCCGCGCGGAAGGCTTCGACGGTGACGGACATGGCTCTCCCCCTACTTCACGAGCACGGTGGACGTGCCCTTGATTTCCGTCTTCACGGTGGCGGCCTTGTTGCCGGACGGCGCGGTCAGGACTTCGCTCTTTTCCGCGTCCTTCACGCGCTTCTGCGTCTGCGCCACGGTGTTCACGGCTTCGGCGTCCTTTTTCGGCGTATCCATAGCCAGCAAGCCGGAATCGACAAGCCGGGCCACGGAAGGGTTCGCGCTCACGGCCTTGGCCTCTTCATCGGACAGGACGCGCATTTCCAGCGGTTTGAGCGTGAAGGAAAAGGCCCACCCCGGCGCTACGAACGTCCACGGGCGATCCATGCGGTTGGTAATGACATTGCTCATGGCTTCCCCCTTAAATCCCGTCATAGTAAGCGATGGAACCGGCCTGCCGCACATGGAACGAACCGATCTTCATTTCGGCGTAGAACTCGGCGGCCAGCGGAGCCGGGACCGGAGCCTGCAGCGTGTAGGGCATCGGCATGGGCATACACTGGTTCCGGCGGTCACGGTCCCACACAATCATGCGGTCGGCCCCGCTCGCCCCCGCACCCGCGAGGTAGCGCAACGGGAGGATTTCCAGCGGCTTCCCGGCGATGCCCGCCACGGTCGCGTTGGCGATGGTGTATTCCTTGATGCTGGTCAGCATCCCCACGCCGCCGATGACGGCGGGCTGCGACAGCAGCGCGTACTGCGCCAGCGGCACATAGATGATCGTCGGCTTGAAGATGGTCCGGGAGTCCTGCCACATCTTCGTCAGCGCGTTGTTGATGTCGTTGAAGATTTCGAGCGGCGTCTTGTCCTTCCATTCCGTCTTCCCGGATTCGCCCTGCGGAACCGTGGTCGCCGTGACACCCGCATAATTCAGGAACGGCTGGAAGTTCATGTCCGCGTTGCCGTAGAAGAAAGACTGCTCCGTCAGGTTGTCGCAGGCCACGCGCATGGTTTCGCCGAGATCCTGAGACAGGTTCCCGTTGAAGCCGAACGTGTATTCGCGGGCGTCTTCGTTGGTGATGACCGCACCGACGGCGGCGTAGGCCACGGGCACGTTCACCGCCCCGGCGGACTGCGCGACCATCGGGATATTGGCGTTCGGGCCATTGCCGATGAACGACGCGGCCCCCTGCCTGTCGCGGCTGATGTAGGCGTACTGTGTGGCGCCGGGGTTGATGTCGCGCATGATCTGGTCTTCGGACAGGACGTTGTACCACTCGTGCTCAGGGTACAGGACATCATAGAAAGCGGCGTCCACAGCGGTGTGGATGCTGAACGCGATATCGGAAGCGGTGACGTTTTCATGACTTCCGTAAGTGATAGGCATTGGTATTCCCCCTTACCTAGATGATTTCGAGAAGGCCAAGGCTGCCGGCGGAGGCGGCGGTGACCCACTGGACGTTGGTGAGGGCGACGGTATCGCCCGTGATTTCAGTGCCCACGAACGAACCGACGGGCAAACCGTGGGACGTGGTATCCTTGACGACGAGATGGGCCGCCGTATTCGCCGTAGCCGCGTTCCCGGCCGTCACCCAGATGCGGCCGCCGACGCGGGCCGTGCGCATGACGTTGCAGACGTCGCCGTCGCCCCAGCCGGATACGTTGTTCCCGTCGGTGCGGCACTGCTGGTTCCTGACGGTCACGCCGTAGAGCTGCGCGGCGGTGGTGTCCGCGCCGACGGGGGAAACCTTGACGGAAGTCATGCCGGGCCGGGAAGCGTCCGCGCTGTACGCGCCCACCACGCCGACGCCGACGGGAAGCAAGTCCCCTTCGCTTCCGGCGGGCATCGACACGACGCAGGCGTCGATCAGGTCGACGTCGGACGCATAGGCGAGATCGCCCGGCAACGCCGTGCCCTGCTGGTCAACGTAGGTAGCCTGCATGAAGCCGTTGTTCGATCCGGTGTAGACGCTCATTTACTTGTCCCCCTTGCGGTTCTTGAAGGCCATCATGCGGGCGAACGGATCGCCGATGTTCGCATTCTTCACCTTCACAGGTTCGCTTCCCGGGGCCTTGCGCGGCTTCCGGTTGCCGATCTTGGCCTTGGCGGAAGCCGCCAGCACAGCGAACGCGGCCCCGATGCCCTCGTCCGTCCAATTGTCATCGACGGCCACACCGCGCTTGTTCATAACGTGGGCCACAATGGCCTTGCGGCGTCCGGCGCGGAGCTTGCAGTTCTTGACCCGGTTTTCCAGTTCGTCGCGTTCGGACTCGTCCACCTCGGACTCCATGATCTCTTCTTCGGCGGCGGCCTGATCCAGCAGTTCGGCGGCAAGCTGTTCCTGCGATTCGGGGTCAAGCAGCTTGTCGATCTGCTCCTTGTAGTCGACGATCACCTGCTTCGCCTCTTCAAGCTCGGCATTCTTGACATCGATCTCTTCCTTGAGTTCGTTGCAACGCTTCATCGCGTTTTCAACTTCTTCCGCCGAGGAAACCTTGGCCTCCTCAGCCGCCTCGTTCGCCATGCGCTCGGCTTCTTCCTTGTCCGCTTCGTTGGTGAAACGGAACGTCCGGGCCCCATTCTTGAAGTGCTGCTTCACAGTGTACTCAGCCATGTCCGTAGTCCTTTTGTTGATGATTCGTGTGTCCGGCCCCAGCCGCGCCGCGCCTGAAGGGAGGAGCAGGATGTGGTTGAACCGGAAATCCGATTGCCGGGCCTGATACGTCTCGCCGCTGAACGTCCCGTCGCCATAGGTGATTTCGCCCTCGTACCCGGCGGATACCTCGGCCAGTTCTCCACGCTTCACGGCTTCGATGGCGTCACGGTCGGAAATGAGCAGGTCGCAGCGCAATTCGTCCCCCTCGACCCACGGCGTCCCTGCCACGGCCCCCACCGTCAAACCGTCCTTCATGGCGTTGTCCGGCGTCCGCCACTCGTGGGCGTCCTCTTCATCGGTCATGATGGTCGCGGGCTTGCCCTCAAGCGTTTTCATGGCTTCCGGGGTGAACTCCGCCGCCGGGATGAATTCCATGACCGTGCCGCGTCCCGCCAGCGTATCGGGAAGCCCTTCGCACTCGTCCGCGCCGTAGGGGTAAACGCCCTCTTTCAGCACGCAGACCGTGACGGTCAGCAACCCGTTTTTATCCTCGCGCCAGTTGGCGATCCTCTGTCTGTTGCGGAATGCCTTCACACCAGCCTCCAGCCCGTTTGCGGCCCTGACCATTTCCCTACCTGCGCCACCTCCCGAAGCTGGCTGCGGTCCACGATGCCCAGTGCCACGCAGCGGCACTGGAGCGGCCAGCCGGGGTGTCCGTCATCCGGCGGTTCGTCCCACCGGAAAATCTTCCCGTTCCGCACGTAGTGGTTCCCGTGCATGGAGTTCCCCTGCGGGTACTTCCCACCCGGCGCACCCACCACGCGGCTGTCTTCGGACGTCCGCCAGATGTATTCTTGAATGCCGAGCGCGGTCTGACGGATTTGGTTGATGTTCGTATTCATCTTGCTGGTCTGGTCCCGCGCGATGACCTGCGCCCGCTCCTTTGTGACGCGGCCGAGCAGATGGATTTCCTCCGCCAGCGTCCGGCCTTCCGGGAACGGCTGTTGCCGCATGGACTGATAGACCGCCCGGGAAACGCGCCCGATATAGTCCGTGGGGATGGTACGGATAAGCTGCGCCGCCTCCATCGAAGCCAGACGCACCGATACCGCGACGTCAGGGGCGTCCAAAATCATGGCCATGTCGATGCCGAGGGCCTTGCCCACGGCCCGCCCCAGCTTCTCCTTGGCGATGACGTCCACATCCAGCGCCCAACGCCCGGCCAGCCCTTCCGCCTTCCATGAAAACGCCCGCTCCCAGACCTCCTGCGCCCCGCGCAGGGCCAGAATCACGTCGGCAATGCGGGTCATGGAATCCATCCCGGCCAGCCGCGCCGCGACGTCCGCCAGCATCGGCGCCATCAGGGAATCGATCGCCCGGCGCGCCCGGACTTCCACGGGCTTCGGGGAGCGGACGCCCGGCAGCTTGCGGGTTCGCCTGGCGTTGAGGACCAGAACCGACGGCATCAGACGGCCCTCCCCGATGCGGCCAGCTTTTCCAGTTCCGCCAGCGGGCCGGACGGATCAACGGGCTGCATGAGGTCTGCGGCGTCCGGGGAATCCGCTTCCTCAGCAAGGAAATCCTTCACCTGCTCCCCGGTCTGAAATACGCCCCGCTGGATGAGTTCCTTGACCACGACATCCCGTTTGATGACACCATCGGCGTACAGCACCCGGAAAAGCTCCGCGTAGGTGCGGGCGTTCTCCGCCTTGACCTGCGACGACTCGTTCCAGAGCGGCGGGAAAACGATGTCCAGCGACTTCGACGCGGCCCGCCATCTCTCGAACCCCATGAGGTGCGGCCCGATGACGGAAAGCTGTTTCAGGATCACAGGCTTGATCCGCAGACGCTGGAAGGCGTCGATCATGTTGTAGTAGTTCTGGAGATCGCTTTCCCCGGTGGCGTTGAGCCCGCCCGGGGCCTGCCCGAGGAACCGCGTCGCCGGGATGTCTGAGGCCGCGCTGAGAAGCTGCGCAAAGGACATCACCAGCTCGGGGACGCTCCCGAACGAGGCGGCATGCTGCTGCACGTCGGCGTTCGGATTGTCGATGATGGCCCCCCGATAGAGCGAAATCTGCTTGCAAATCTCTTCCAGTTTGTCGATGGCGAGATTGTTCGTGGCCTGCAACGCCATGAGGTTGCTTGTCCGCACCAAAAGAACCGAAGCCATATTGACGAGGTGGTAAGCAGCCTGCTGCGTCCCGACCACGCGCACCAGCAGATCGTACAGCGGCGCGAGCTTCGATTCCCCAAATCCCGCAGGGTTGTACCGGAAGTTCTGGAGGATGTTCATGGCCGCCCGGTTGATGAGCGGCGAGCCGTCGAACACGACCAGCCGGGAAACGTCGGCTTCCACCCCTTGAATGATGTAGCGTTCCGCCCGGTCATAGCCCGCTGAAAACGGATTCTGATCGTAGTCGGGCCGGGTGATGCGCGACACGTCGACCACGTTGAAGGCTTCGAGGTCGCCGCGCCGGATGCGCTCAAGGGAAAGCCGATCCGACAGCCTCTCGTCCTCCTCGCCCTTGATCACGATGGTCTGGCAGCACCCGCCGTAAAGCCGCTCCTGAATCAGGGCCCGGCGGTTCTGGCGGTCGAGGTCAAAGGCTTCGTAGGCGCTGCGCAGGTCCGTGGACAATGCCGTATCAACGCCCGTGATTTCAAAGGGCAGGCGCAGGGCGTCGTCCACGGGGATGTCGATGATCTTCCGGGCCTCCCAGCTCGTCATGTACCAGCGCGTGTACTCCTGCCAGCGGTACAGAAAATTGTTGCTGTAATAGGGGTTGCTGGTGCGCTGCGCGGCGTGCTGCAAGGCCCCGCGGTCCCCGTTCCCGGATGCCCCACCGCCGTCCAGCATCATGTTGCGGATCGGCTGACGCCGGACGACGACCCGGCGGCTGGAACGAATGGGAAAACGGCTCATGCCTGACCTCCTGCATAGCGCCAAATGCTGACGGCCATCGTCAGCGTGTCCACATGGTCATCGTGTGCGTGGCTCATATCCGGCATGAACCGCGCCGCCTCGTCCACCAACACCTGCGCGTGCTCGGCGCCACGGGGAAGCCGGACACGGCCGCCCGCAACCACCCACGCCGATTCCTGCACGCGGGAAACCTTGTCGTCCGGGAAACCGAAGTCAGCCGGACGCCACCCGTAGGCGGGAACGCCCTGCCGTCGCAGCGTCTGCTCCAGCGGGGTACCCGTCGCCTTGTCCTCAATGAAGAACTGGCGCAGGCCCCGCTCCTTCCAGCGTTCATAGACAAGCTGGGCGGCGTGCAGCAGTTCCGGGAATTCCCACCGCCCATAGGCGCAATCAACACAATCAAGGGCGTTCCGTGTCCCGTGCCACACACGGATGACCGAGGCGTCAGCCGTGGACTTGGCCTTGTATGCGGTATCCGCCGTGGAAAAGAGCATCCCGTCAAAGCGGTATTGCCCATCAAAATCGAACCACTGCCACCACTCTTTCTTGATCATCGCCCCGCCGGGGATCATCGGCTCCTGCTGGTACTGCGCATAGAACGTCATGGGGTCCACTTCGCGCATGAGTTCCGCGGACTCGCGGCTGAACGTCTCAGGCCAGAGCATTTCCCCCGTGGCTTCATCCATCGCCGAGAGCTTCAACACGCGCCACAGCCCCGGTTCGGTAGCGAGCACATGCCCAACGAGGTCTTCGGTATGCAGACGTTGCATGATGAGCAGGATCGGGGTGCCGTCGTGGTTGCGGCGGCTTTTGAGCGTCTGCGTGTACCATTCGTTGACGTGGGCGCGTCTGGTCGCGCTGCGTGACTCTTCGGCGGACAGGGGATCGTCAATGACGATGGCCCCGCCGAACTCCCGACGCTTCCTCCCGGCACCAAACCCGGTAAGCGTCCCGGTCATGCCTACGCCGTACAGTTCACCGCCCGCCGCCGTGGTCACAAAGTTCTGACGGTTGCCCCGAACCTGCGTGTCCGGGAACATGCGGCGGTACCAGTCGGACACCAGCGCATCCCGTATGCGCATGGTCTGGGAAACGGCCAAATCCGCGCTGTATGCCGTATAGAGCCAGCGGCTCTCGGGAACCATGCCGAACAGCCATTCCACGGTGTCATGCGCGGCGAGCGTCTTGCCGTGGCGGGGAGGAATCGTGATCGCCAGATTCCGAGCGCCGCCGGGCAACGTTCCGGCAGCCCATGACGTGATGGCCGCATACATCTTACGGTGGTACGGCAGGATGACGCGGGGAACACGGGTCGCCGCTCCCTTGGCGCGGGCGTACTGCTCAAGCGTGGGGAAGATCACTCTTCACCCTCCAGTTCCTCGGATTGGCGGATAAGCTCCTGAGCCACCTCAGCGGGCGTCAGCCGATAGGGAGACATGGAACCGTCGGAACTTGTATGGTCGATGCGATCCGACGGCTTCTCGCCCACGGTATCGCGGATCAGCTCAAACGCCCTCTCACTTCCCTTCGCTGCCTTCTTGAACAGGGCGGCGGCGAGGATTTCCGCGCCGCTGCGTCCCCCGTCTCCCATCTTCCGCGTCAGCAACAGATCAAGGCATTCTCGGAGAGTCGCCTTCTCGCGCCGGGATTCACCCGAAGCGATGCCACCTTTCCGGCCTCTTTCTCTTGCTTCGCTCTTGGTTCGAGCGGGCTTCAGGTTCTGTTCATTCGCCATGTATGCAGAATGCAACAAAGCACAAAAAAAGCGCACCCTGAACAAATTTCGAGTGCGCTTCCTGCCTAAATCCGGTTGAGGATTTCCCTCTCAATCGTTTTGGCGATATGGCCCATCATCACGGGCGGGACCATGCGCCCGAGGCGTTCCCACTGCTGCGCATACGTTCCCGTCAGGATAAAGTCGTCAGGAATGGACATGATCCGCCGCAATTCCGAGATGGTGAACTTCCGGTCTTCGAGCGGGTGGCTGTTCCCGCAGGCGGAAGGGTTCCCGTTCATCTGGCAAACCGTCCCGCAGGGGGCGTAGAGGCTCTCCCGGCGCAGGTTGAAGTAGGAACCGTTCATCACCGAAGCACCCGTCAACGGCTTGCGCGGGTCACGCGGAAGCAGGGAAAGCACCTTCCCCCATTTGTAACGGCGCCCGTCCTCAAGCAGTCGGGCGACCTCCTGCGGGTCGTTCTCCAAGCCCTCGAACGCTTCCCGCAGCGTGTACACATAGGGGAGAGGCTTCGGGTAGACGGGTTCCTGGTTCAAATCCTTGCGGACACCGATGAAGATCAGCCGCTCCCGGCTCTGCGGGACGCCGAGGTGCTGTGCGTTGAGCACCGCGGCCTTCACGCGGTAGCCGCATTCCTTGAGGGCGCACAGGATGAGCTTGAAGTAGCCCTTGGCCGTCCCGATGGTGAGCCCCTTGACGTTCTCCGCGACGAACACCTTGGGCCGGATCCCCTTGAGCAGCCGCGTGTACTCGAAAAAGAGATCGTCCACGCGCTGCGCCTTGTCGCTGTAGGCGTGGGGCTTGCCCCATCCCTTTTCCCGCTTCCCACAAAGAGAGAACGCGCAGCACGGCGGGGAACCGTCGAACAGGTCTATCTCTCCGGGCCGCTTGCCGACGATTTCAAGGATGCTCTCCGGCGTGACCTGCCGGATGTCCCGCGTGTCCAGATAGACGCCGGGATGGTTGAGGCGATAGGTCTTCTGCGCTTCCGGGATGAACTCCGAGGCGTACAGGACGCGATAGCCCGCCATCCGATAGCCGAGACAGCTTCCCCCGCCGCCGGAAAAGGTCGAAACGACGGAAAACCCGTTGCCGGGCACCTCCTCAATCTCCCGCATGAGAGGGACACGGTACGGGGGCTTGCTACCACTCATAGCCGCACTTCGGGCACTGGTGGGTGGTCTTGATGCCCTCGTCGAACTCGGGGAACGACTCGGGAACGGCGGGCGGCTCGGGCTCGGTGGCGTCCTTCAGGATATCGTCGAGTTCCAGAAGCTCATGCCCGGTCAGCAGCAGATCGTAGTCCAGTTCCTTGAGGTCTTCGAGTTCGAGCCGGAGCAAGCCGTCATCCCATGCCGCCCACTCCGCCGACTTGTTGGCCATGATGCGAAACGCCTTCACCTGCGCGTCCGTCAGGTCGTCCGCGAGGGCAACGGGCACCTTGGACAAGCCGAGCACGAGGGCCGCTTTCAACCGCAAATGCCCGTCAATGACGTTGCCGTCGGACTTGGCGACAACGGGGATGCGAAACCCGAATTCCCGGATGCTCGCCGCCATCCTCTCGACCTGTTCGTCATTCTTGCGCGGGTTCCGGGCGTAGGGAACCAGACGCTCCACAGGCCACATTTCAACAGTCAGATCCATTTTGATAACTCCGAAAAATCTACAGCGTGAAGAACTTCATGATGAGCGCGCCGAGGCTGCCGGCCGCAGCAGCCACGCCAGCAAGGACGGACAGCCCCCCGGCGCGTTTGTTCTCCGCGGCTTCAAGCGCGGCGATACGGACATCCAGTGCTGCGAGGCGCTTGCCGTGATCCTTGAGCTGCGTAATCACGATGTCGTCGAGGCGCTGGTTGGTGCCCGCGACCTCGGCCTTGAGCCCGGAAAGCTCGGCCTTCACTTCCCCGATCTCGCGGACAAGCT